GTGACGGCCGGATCGACTTCAGCTTTGTCGGGCTGCGGCGAAATATCGAGAGTGTGAAATCCACCGCCCGCATCCGGCTCCTCTGGGTGGACGAGGCGGAGCAGGTATCGGAGGTGGCCTGGCAGAAGACGATTCCGACGGTGCGGGAGACCGGATCGGAAATCTGGGTGACGTGGAATCCGGAGCGGCGGGCTAGCGCGACCAATCAACGCTTTCGCGAAACCCCTCCGGACAACAGCAAGATCATCGGCCTCACCTACCGGGACAATCCGTGGTTTCCGGCGACATTGGAGCAGATCCGCAGAGAGGACGAGGTCCGGCGGCCGGATCAGTATGGGCATGTATGGCTGGGCGAGTTTGCGACGGGGCATGTCGGTGCGTATTACGCGCGGCTGCTGAACGAGGCGAAGGAGGAGGGCCGCATTGGCCATGTCAGCAAGGACCCGCTCCTCCCCATCCGGGTGTATGTCGACATTGGCGGCACGGGGGCGCGGAGCGACGCGTATGCGCAGTGGGTGGTGCAGTTTGTCGGGCGGGGGGAAGTGCGAATCCTGGATTATTACGAATCCGTGGGGGAGCCGCTGGCGGTGCATGTTGGTTGGCTGCGCGAGAAGGGTTGGGGCAAGGCGAATGTGTACTTGCCGCATGACGGGGCGACGCACGACCGGGTGTACGAGGTCAGCTTTGAGAGCGCCTTCCGCCAGGCTGGGTTCAGTGTCGAGGTGATTCCGAACCAGGGTCGGGGTGCGGCGCGGGCGCGCATAGAGGCGGCCAGAAGGCTTTTCCCCTCCATATGGTTCAATGAAGAAACAACAGAAGCCGGCAGAGAAGCTCTTGCGTGGTATCACGAGCGCAAGAGCGAGGACGTCAGAGACGTCGGTCTTGGTCCTGAGCATGATTGGTCAAGTCATTCTGCGGATGCGTTTGGGCTGATGTGTGTTGCGTATGAAGCGCCGCGCGGAAGACCTAAGCAACTCAAGTATCCGGCTCTTGGTATAGTTGGGGTGTTGCTATCGTTGTTCCCCGCGCTGGGCGCAGCTTTTTGCGGGTAGGGCGTGTGCCGACTGTCATTCCGTAGCCGTCGCGCCTAGGTGCGCGCGGGGTGGCGGACTTTGGTTGCCTGTGCGGTTTTAGTGGAGAGGGATCGGTTGGCGGCGCGGGTTTCGATCCAGGCGAGCACTTCGGAGAGCAGATAGCCGGTTGCGCCGTTTTCGGTGATTTGAAAGCGGAGCGGGAAGGTTCCCTTTTTTTCCATGCGGCGCCGGGTCGCGTTGTCGGTGCCGGTGATGGTGTCGGCTTCGAGTTGCTTGATGATGCGGTCTGGGGTTTCGGGCATCGCGCGCCTGTCGATAGGTGGTGAGCGGCGGAAACCCGGTTGCGGAATGACAGTCGGGCTTGTCGGGAGCTACCCTATCCGCCGCGGTGAACATAGCACAAGGATCTGCCATGAGCAGCAGCGACATGACGGACGCTGAGTGCCTCGGGCGTCGGATGCTGCATGCGATTGTTGCGGCAGATGTCCGGGGCGAGCATCGCGAGGACACGCTGATTGGCTTGGGTTGCGCTGTGTTGTTGTTGGCGCGCACTTGTCGCGAGGTTGACGAGAGTGGCCGGTTCCCGAGCGGCACCGATCTTGTGATTGGCGGCCTGATCGGCAAGCTGGAGTCTGAGTGTGACGCCTCATGGGAAGAAATAGAGGCGGATTTGCGGGGCCACGGTTTGGAATTGCCTGCAAAGGCGGCTGATCCCGGGCGCGCGGCGCTGCAGGGGGAGGATGGTGCGGGATCGTGAGCCGTTCGGCTGAGGCAACATGCTCTAATTGCCGGTATTGTGACTTTGACTGGGGTCAGTGCCGGCGGCGGGCGCCGGTTATGATTATGTCTGATGGTGAACCGACTGCGGTTTGGCCGACGACGGCGGAAACCGATTGGTGCGGCGAGCACGAGCCGGGGCAGCCGCGACGGGCGCGGCAGAGGGTGGCGGCATGAGCAGCAGCGACGCGCGGATGTTTGATGCGTTGGCGGAGCGGGTTAACGCGCTGGAGGCGCGGCTGGAGACGCTGGCGCTGGCTATTGATAAGACGGCCGAGGGCTCGATCAAGCTGGGTGAAGCCGTGGCGCGGTTGCTGCCGAAGGAGATGGCGGGCGAGCTGTACGGGGCGGAGCCCGATCACGGTGCGGACCGGGAGGCGCGGGCGGCGTTGCTGGCGAAGCGGCGGGATCGCTGATGCCGGGCGTGCTGGATCTGCTGGCGGCGTATTTGGCGCGGATGCAGCCTGGCGGCACGGGATACACCCCGGCCGGCGGGCGGCAGGTTGACCCGAATGCCCCGCAGCCGCCGATGGATTGGGATGCGGTCACCCGGAAGATGACGGCCAAGGATGCGGCGGAGCGGGCGGCGTTGCCGCCGGGGTTGCCGGAGCCGGTGGCGCGCAGCATTCTCGGCGGGCAGAGTTATGGCGAGGGTGACGTTCCGATGGGGGCGGCGGTGCCGGGCATGGGCCAGGAGGTCATCGACAACATGCTGGCGGGTTCGCCGCAGCGCGATGCGTATCTGGCGCAGCAATTGGCGCAGGCTCGGGAGAATCAGTGGCGGCAGCGGATGGGGTTGCCGTTTGGCGGCAGTGGGGCGCAATTTGCCTCGCCGCTCAACCAGATGATGCCCCGTTGGGGCAGTCAGTCGATGGGACTGTGATCTGCGAGGTTTGCCGCGGTAGTGGCGTAATCCGCGAGTGGCTGAGCCTGATGGGCGGCGCGCTGTGGCGGGATGTTCCGTGTCCTGAATGCAATGGCAGCACCATCGCCTCGTGTTGCGACGCGGCGGGCTCGGCGCAGCCAGTGCCGGCATGGCCATGGTTTAGGCAGCGCAAGGGCGGCAAATGAAACTACGTCATTTGATTTACCCGGCGGAGCAATGGGGCGGCGAGACGGAGTTTGATCCGGGTTTTTGGCTGCGCGAGGCGTGGTTTTGGGCTGCGCGGCGGCCATGGTATTTGCTGCGGGAGCGGCTGTGGCCGACGCCGGCGCGGCCGGATGATGGCACGCACCTGCACGGGCTGCGCGAGGATCTGTCGGAGCTGATTTACTCGATGCCGCCGGCTGCGGCGGCGGACGCTCTCAAGGAGAGGCACTGATGGCAGTTATGGACATGTTTGCGCCGGTGAAGGGCAAGCCGGCGGTCAATCACGTGCGCCCGCCGCAGCCGAAGGAGACGGCGGCGGGTGGCGGCGGCAAGAATGGCCCGGCCGCGACGATCGCCAAGGCGCGCGCCGCTAATCCCGGCAAGCGGGTCGTCGTCGCCGGCTGATGGCGCAGGCAGATGCGTTGAGCATGCTGCAGGCATATTTGCAGCAATCGCCGTCCCAGGCGGCGGCGCAGCAGCCGATGGCCGATCCGTTTGCCGGGCTCGGTGGCCCGGCGGTTGCCGGTGCTGGCGGCCCCATGGGCGGGGGTTCTAACGGTTTGATGTCGTGGCTGTACTCATTGCTTGGCGGCGGTGCGGGCGGCGGCAATGCGATGGCGGGTCCGGCTGACCGGGTTATGGCCCCCCGGCAGATGCCGGGTTGGTGGCCCGGCGGCGCCGAGGGCGTGGCGTACCCGTGGGATCGTGGCATCTGGCGCGGATCTATGGGTGATCCGGCTTTGCCGGCGTTGCGGCCGGACAACCGCGACGTGGTAATCAACCCGTATCGTGAGATGCCGGCGCCGATCAGCCCGTCACCGGCCAATCCGGCGGCTGGGTGGGGCACCGGCGCAGCGCCTTGGTGGCGAAGCTGATGGGCAGCCCGTACGGTTCCGACCGGCCCGGCAACATCCCGCAGGGGATCGGGGGCGGCGCGGGGGATTGGGATGAGGACGAGGTGAAGGCGATCGTGCAGCGCGAGCTGGACGAGGCGCTGGGTCAGGACGGCGGCAGCCTGAGCCAGGACCGGCTGCAGGCGCTGAAGTATTACGAGGGCGAGCTGCCGCTGCCGGTCGGCACCGACCGCAGCAATGTCGTGATGCGCTCGGTGCTGGAGGCGGTGGAGTGGGTATTGCCGGCATTGATGCGGATTTACCCCGCGAGCGACCGGATCTGCATCGTGGAGCCGCCGCGGCCGGGGATGGAGCAGGCGGCGAAGCAGGCGACGGAGTATGTCAACCACATATTCGAGCGCGAAAACCCCGGCTTCATGATTTTGCACGATTGGTTCAAGGACGCGCTGCTCGAGCGGCTCGGCTGGGTCAAATACTGGGCCGACACGCAGCGCGAGACGGAGACGCAGAGCTACACCGGCCTAGTGCAGCCGCAATTGGATGCATTGCTGGGCGAGGCCGAGGTCGAGATCGTGAAGGAGCGGCGCTACAAGCAGCCGCGCGATAGTTTTGGCTTGGACCTGCCG